CTAGTATGAAAAACAATGCTCCATACATTATGTTTTTAAAATCCATAATATAATATAATTAAAATATCGGGAAGAACCTATTAATAATATACTTTTGTATATGTTTTGCCATCGAATATGATATTAAATCCCTAATGTGGTTGTGGTGTTTGATATACTTACAAATGGTAATAATGTAAGTAGTAATAAGTTTAAAAATTTCATTTTTTTCTTTCACCTTTATGTTGGTCGAGTCTATCCAAAATTTTGTTTAAACTCTTATATTGATTCCACATATACATCTTATATAAATATAGTATTATTTTTTATCACCACCATTTGCGTGTTTAACACCCATAATAGTACCAATAATACTGAATGAATTTGTAAGTAAGATACCAAATAGATTTGACCAGGTTGATTCAATAATTTTAGCATCCAACCCTCTTACCATCACAAATACATATAATGCTGTAGTAAGTAAACCTACACCCATAATTACCCATAGAGCAACTCTTACGATGTTACCCATTAATTCGGTTTGTGTTTTCTTTTGTAGTAAGGAGAGGTCGGTTTCTGCAATCTCTTTTGCGTGTTCTGCTTCAGCCTTTAATTTATGGGCTTCTTCTTTAGATTGTTCTGCAAGTTGTAATGCAACTTCCAATTCTTCTTTTGCCTTTTCGGCTTCTTCTTTTGATTTTTTTGATTGTTCTGCAGAATCTATGGCTTCGTTAAGAGCTTTTTCTAATTGTCTATTTACTCTTTTGTTTTCTTTTTGAGCCTTCTCTAATTCAGAATTTTGTTTTTGAACTTGTTTTGTAACTTCTAATCTTTTTCTACGAGAAGTTGAATCTTTTTCTTTACATAACTTTAAATATTCTTCAAACTCTTCATCACCTTCTTCTGGCTCAATGAGTTTTAGAAAGTTACCCTCAACATAAACTCTCTTATGTTTGGCTATTTCTAATAGAATATCCCTCGTAGATTTTTGTATTTTCATCTTTCTTCATTACTTGTACACTTTGAAAGGTGCTGTTCTATTTTTATAACCTTCATAATCAGCTTTAAATTCTTCTAATCGAGGTTCTATATCATCTGATTTAATAATCCAAAATTGAGCTCCAACTGCTCTAGCCTTTTCGATTTCTTGTTCATCCTGAGAAGATGAGATGATTCCGATAACTACTCCATTACCATAATCATAATTTATTTTTCTGATTAGTTCAATACCATCAAAAGAAGAACCAATTATATTTAAATCAACAAATACACACTCTGGTCTTTCATCTATAGGCCCATCTGTAAACCATTTCTTAAAAAGTTTATCTGCTTCATCAGAAGAATCCAATGCTTCTAATGCAAGAGTAATATCTAATAGAGAACACGCGTCTTCAAACACAAGATGAAACAAATTCTCATCATCTACTAACATTAACGAATCAATCATATCTTTATTCTCATTTTAGTTCCACTTTCAATTTCAACTGTGTCGGGGTCATCTTCTATTTCTTCAATTGAAAGTTCAAAGCCATGCTCTTTTAGTATAGCTTTACAAATATTTAACCCAAGACCCGTTCCTTTCTCTTTTTGACCTTCTTTACGAACATATGGTTTAGATAACTCATCAAATTCACTCTGAGTCATACCTCTACCATTATCTTCGATAATAATGAAGCTCCCTTTATTATAATTACCTTCAAAATATATTTTAACCCATTTTGTTGGTGAATCATTATACTTTAATCCATTTCTAATTAAGTTATCAATTGCAGTACAAAAAAGTGGTTCGTTTACTTCTAATGATACAGGTAAATTATCATCTAAAAGAATCTGATTTTTATATGCAGTAAGTGATAGATATTCATCTAAGATTTGTTTAATATTATTTGGTGTTTTCGACATCTGAGCATTTTCTTTTACTAAATTAGTAAATTCATATACTCCACTATATACTTTTTGAGCATGTTTAACACCATCTCCTAACAATTGTAGTGGTGCTCTTAGTTTTTTCTTTTGTTCATCATCTAACCTTCTTTGAAGTGAATTTAATCCTCTTGGAATGTAAGTGTTGATACCACTATGCATATCATGTCTAATGATTTTTGCAGCGTGTTCTAAGTATATGTTTTTCTTACTTAAATCATCTTTAATTTGTTGTTTGTTCTGAATAAACTCACTTACCACTTTAAAGAATGGAGGCATAAAGAATACAACACATCCCCATCCAAATTTAGCAAGAAATAAGGTTGGTTCACATATCCCAAATACAATGCAGGTTTGTACTGCAAAGAAGGTCATCATAATTAGACCTGCAACTATTAAGGAGATTTTGGAATTTATAGATATTCCATCCAGAGCGTTCATTTACAGCTCCGTTTTCTTAAACCCACATTTCTCAAAAAAGTATTTTGAAGGACAGAATCCTGTCCAAAGGCCAATTTGTAACATCAAACAAACAAATATTACAACTTCCCAAGATTGAAGTAGATACCCTACTATCAATACCATTGACATTAGAAAGTAAACCATTCTGGTTGATGTTATATATTGTAGTAATGTTTTCATTTTCGTTCTCCTTTATGTTGGTCAATCTTATCAAGAATCTTATTAAGTAACTCTGTTTTGATGAAACCACTCATTGAAGCATTTTTAAGAGCTGAGATAAGTTGGAAAACAATAAAAGGCATCAAAATGGTTTCTGATAACCAAGATGTGCCTTTAAATCCTAATTCTACTGAAAGAATTACTGTTAATATTAATATCCAAGCAAATAGTGTTTTTAAAACTTTAACTGCTTTGTATGTTTTGAATCCTTCTCTTTTAATTCCAGCAATAAGACCAAAGAATCCATCTAATAGAACAACTGCAACTAATGCAAGATATTGTTCGGTGTTATCTGCGGTTAAATTCATAAAATATGAACCCATAAATGCACACACCGTACTAATCGATATAATAACCTGTGTCCAGGTTGATTTTAATAATTCCATTTTAGAACCCATATTGAATTAATTCTATGAATGCCACTTTTATTCGTATCCATAATCGTTGAGTCCATCGAAGTTCTTTGAACTCTTTTGTTATAAATATATCAGATAATTCTTTCATTATGAAATATCTTTACTTTCAATCAATGTATAAGTAAATGAGTTTCCGTAAAGTTTTGCAGCCTTATTTACTAACTCCATAAACAATTTGAAATCTGCATTTGCTGCAATTACTTGGCAACCTGCTGACCACTTATCTATTTGTACAGATTTTCCACCTTCTCTTGAAGTGGCTCTATGAATATTGATTCCGTATATACCTTCGTGAATATTTTCTTCTAAGAAGTCATATACACCATCTTTGTTTTTATCTCTATAAACTTTTAATGGTTTATGTTGTCTAAGAGCTTCATACTTACCTTGATGTAATCCAATCTTATGTGAACCTCTGTATTGTCCAGGTACTAAGATTGCTACACCATCCTTATTCAATAAGTTTCTTTCCCAATGTGAGCCGGGGTCTGTTGTTGCTTCAAACTCTTCATACTTTAATTGACCACCTACAGAATATGATAAAGTTACCCAATCATCAAATTTGTTAGTTACTTTACCACCTGTTTCAGAATTTCGAATACCCACTATGTTTAAGTTGTAATCTCCACCCTCAAACCATCTGTATCCTTTTTTTTCAACTGCTTTTTGTATTTCTTCTCTTGTAAAACGTGCCATTCATATCCCCTAAGTTATATATCATTTGATTTGTAACTGTATTCGAATATAAATATGTATTAATTTAGTTTAACATACGAAATTGGTACAATCCATTCCCTATCGAATGGGTCTGTTACCTTAACTTCTTGCTTTTCTTCGTTTACTGATATAACTATCACCCTCTCCCCTACGGGTAGACACCCATTGTGGTTGGTGAAAGTCTCCATCATTCTCGTTTTCTTTAAATTTTCCATTTTTAGCTTTTTGTTTAGTGTCACGCTTCGATTCGAAGTACTCTATATCATCAAAATCATCAAAATTGACTTTGTTTAGTGGTATTTTACCCATAACTAATTTCTAATAATATTAAGCTTAGATGTTATATTCAAAAAATCCTCAATTGAGTATTCTTTAGATTTCTCATCTTTAATTTGTACGGTTTCTAATGTGTCTGGATACTTTTCGATTAAACGAACTAATATTTCGAACCCTTGGTCTGCCCAAAAGTTTTTGAAAGAGCGTTCACCCAATATATTTGTGGAATAGTCTTCATTCCCATCGTCATCTGGCATTATAATATAGTATCTCA